ACACTAGATCGTTTCTCATGGCGGCAAACCCTAAATCGGTCAACCTATCCTTAATCTCTTTCCAACGCTTGCGTCTATCGCTATCCTCCACGTCACTTCCAAGCCTGGCGTAAACCTCATCCCGCCAACGCTCCAACGTCACCACGCGATGGCGTTCTCCTTGCACGATCTGGTATTGCCCTTCCGTCTTTATGACGTGGCGTAACGCTTCCCTGCCCATCGATTGGTGCTTACCCCTTCCTGCGTTGGGCTTTGCGCTTTGTGGCGGCTTATATCCAACGCCATCGGGTAACTCACCCTCAAAGGGTTTGACCACGAGCGTGTTGGCTAAGTCATCCTCGAACCCCAGGTTGAGCTTGGCGGCTGACGTTTCATGCGATTCCTGCTGATCAAAGTTCACCGTTTGCATCGAAAAGTGAATCTCCACACCATCCTTGCCATCCTTTTGCTTGGTTACCTTTAGCGTGCCTGACATTTGATCGGTATGGCGGGTAATCTCAATCTGCGTGTCCACAGCACCTAAAAAGCTAGAGTGACCCCGTAGACCTAATGAGGCATCCTTACCTGAATGGTGGACAACCAAGAGCGCTGCGCCCGTGGCTTCTTGCAGGCGTCCGCAGTTACTGATGAAACTCCCCATGTCCTCGGACGCGTTCTCGTTGCCGCCGCCAAAAGCGCGGGCTAAGGTATCAATAATGATCAATTTCGGACGCTGGATTTCGGACGCTCGTATGGCGGCAATCAAATCAGCAAAGTCCTGATCAGATGACCTTAAGTTGACCTGCGAGCGAATGACGCCAACCGGAATGTCCTTGAGTTCATACGCATGGCGTAAACCTGAAATCCTTGTGCCAATCCCGCCATGGCCTTCCCCTGCGATGTATAAGACTTCACCGGCTTGCGGCACTTCGTGCGCTAGCCACGAATCCCCACTGGCGATCATGGCGGCTAAGTGCAGCGCGATAAACGATTTGAACGTGCCTGGTGGGCCATAGAGCGCCATGAATCCCTTCTCCGGCACAATCCTATCCACCAACCACTTGACCGGCTCATCCTTGGCATCACGCCACATCTCAACGCGGTAACGCTGCGCTTCCTGCGCTTCAACCACTTCGGCAAACGGTTCCTTCTCCGGCACAACGGATTCGGGTTCCGTTTCCGCTTTCTCATCAATCACTAGTCGCTGTGGCGGCACAACGTCCTCGAAGTCCTCAATCACTTTGGCTTCGGCTACACGTTTGGCGAACTCCTCAAACGCAAACCCTCGCCCGATAAACTCTTCAGCGTCATCACCAATCGTTGACTCGTCATCGGCTAAGTCCACCACCTTGATCGCTTGCGCTACACCTTGCAAGTCCCTCACAACGCGCTTGGCGTACTTCCAACCAGGTCTGTCGTTATCAGGCAGCACAACCACTAATCGACCATGAAACCATGGCGTGATGGGGGCAGGCCATTCGCTCGACCCAGCGTGCGCCGATATGGCGACCACATCGAACATGCCAACTAAAAACTCAGCGGCCTTTTCGCCCTCGGTCACAAATACTGGCGCCATGGGTCTTGCAATCATGAGCGGTAAGCCAAACGGTATGGGCGTCCAATTACGGATCGTTGGCACGCGCTCGCCATTGATAAGGTGGTACTGGCGGTACGTCTTACCGCCACCTTCAACGTCATACCTAACCTTTTGCGCTGTAACTTCACCGTTCTCATCGATGTAGTCCCACGCCATCACTTCTTTCATCGTTGGCGGCACAATCGGCCTAATACCCGATAAAGGGTCACGCGCAACCAGCGGGCGGTTCCAGTTCAACGAATTAGGCAAGTGCGGTTTGATGGCGGCAAACACATCCTCCTGATCGCACCCGCCAAAGCACTTAAAGAGAAACTTCTCACCGAGTTGCGTAATCGCAAGCGATGGGTGCCGATCACCCTTGCCATTGCCATGCCCAGGTACCGGGCAAGACGCAAGCCACCCCCTCTTATAACGCTTGGCGTTACCAAGCGCTGCGGCTAATAGTTCTGCGTTCATCTGGGCGCCGCCGGATTGCCTTGCAGCACAATGCCTTCGTGCTTTGGCCCTTTGAAGTCATGGCGGACAATGGACCCTGCTGAAATCTTCACGCGATTGGCGATTTGCTTACCCGGAAGCACATAAGATCCAATACCCATGATCACCGCCACGCCAATCACGCAATCGCCGCACACTTCCGTATTCGGAAACATAGTTGTCCATCCGTGAATCACTGAGTCATGCCCAACCGTTGCATTGGTGTTCATAAACACAAAATCATTGATCCAGGCGTCCGCCGTAACGATCACTTGCGGCGCTAAGATGCACCCCTCGCCAATCTTCGCGTAGGGCGATACCGTACAAGTGCTGTGTATGTACGTCCCCCATCTTTCCTCGTTCTCAACAACGATGGCTTGCTTTGCATCGGGGTCCGCCACGGCTAACAGGAATTCAGCACCAGGAAACGCGCCCTCTCGGATGCTCTCCACCACGGGATACTTGGCGGCATAACGCTTATTGTTAAACGGTTGCGTTGAAACCACGCAGACAATCTCGTGCGTGCCTTCCTCCTCGATGTAGCCAATCAATTCCTTAGCAAGCCCTCCTGAACCAAAGATGACGTACTGGCTTTTGCGCTTTGACTTTTGATACATGTTGTGATCGCCGCTCATTGATTGTGCCCCTTTAACTTGATTCTTTCAGTCGTAGTCCTGTTACGATATCTACCACTTGTTCTTCTCCCGCAGCTTGGCTTCAATGGCTCTGGCAAAACCCAAACGATCAAACCATTCTGAATTACTTTCGTCAATTTTCTGAGACAGATAACTTAAGTCATCAATCTCCATACGCGTCAGCCCAACCCATTCTTTCTTTAGTGGCGCGGTGTAAAGAGGTGATCGACCATCGCCAGCAGACTTGTAAATGGTTCCGCACCCTACCGAATTAAAATGCTCACGCACCTCATCGATTTTTACCCACCCTTCAACTGCGTTCCAATATTCAAACGGCTCTTGCTTTTCCTCTAGTGCTTGGCGTAGTGCGGTGATGACTCCTTCTAGTTTTTGATCGCAATACACGTGATCCGCAATCTCGTTCAACATATCAAGCGCCAGCTTCATAGCTTCTCTGCTCATTTCTCACCCCCAAATGCGTAAACAGGAAACTTGGATAAATCCGGGTAGCTCATCTCAATATCCTCCATCACCTTTGGCGATCCATCACGATTCCAAAACTGATTCATGAGCAACAGACCACGCGCTGCCACGTCCGGCATCATGTAAAAGTTCCAGCCGATCATGTCGAAATGATCGTCGTGATACGAACACTCGCGCCGCCCGCTGAAACGCGCCCGCTTAAACCACAGCATGGCGGCATAGTCATCGGTAAGTATGGCGCCGCCCTTGCCAAGCTTTAAGTGCTTATAAGGCCCGGTGAATGACACGCACATATGCGAGCCTTTCACATACATGTTGGCGGTAAACGAAAGCGCAGCATCCCACACACGCGTAGGTGCTAATTGATACGCGCCCTTAATCGTCTTTCCTTCAACCGGATAAAAGTCAACCTTCGCACCGGCATGAATCACTTCGCAAGGCACGCCTGGGTAAGTTCTTGCGGGCAACCTGATCGTCGTTCCCGCCACACGTTCATAGGTCAGTGCTAAGAACAAAGCGTTGCAGCAGTTATCTACCGCCACACAGTAAGGTGCGCCGGTGTACTCGGCAACCTTTTCTTCAAACGATTCCGTTATTTTGTAAACGCCCTCTGCCATATCATCCCCTTGAGAGTCAAAAAATCCCGGCCTAAAAAGACCGGGTTTTGTGAATAAGTGATTACTTAAAACTCTTCACCCTTCGCAGGCGCAGCGGCCACAGGCTCAGGCGCGGCAACGGGCGCAGCACCCGCATCATCCGCTGGCCTCGGTGCCCAACCTGTGATGTTCCACTTGGGCTTGCGCGTGTTGCCTTTGCCAACCTTCATGGCCTCGGCGCCAACATACTCAATGATCGGCAACTTGCCAGCGTTCGCATTGCGATCCTTGGCGGCTGCCGTGTAAAGCGCTTCCAATCCCATGTTCGGCCCTGCGCCATTGCTTGACCATTCAACCCAACCCATTTCACGGCTAAAGAAACGCACCACAAACCCACGCTTATGCGCATCACTTGGCTTTGGTCCTTGCCTGCCTAACTCTTGATCCGGTTGCCAATCGCGCACACCGGCTTCGAGCAACAACCAACCCGTTTGCACGTTATCGATGTCAAACAACATTTTTTTGAGTTGGATTTCTTGCCCTGTCTTATCGCTCCACATGTTCATGGATGGCGAGAAACGAATGTATGGAAGTCCTGATCCACCACCGGTAAGTCCTAGCATGTCAAAGTTTCCTAATTAAAGTGAGGTCAAATTTGGCGCTGGTTTGCGCCCAAGTGTTAAGCCACTTGATTCAGCGGTGACCTTATCCGCGAATGCTTCATAAATATCTGGAAATTTTTTCTCCAACTGCGCTGGCGTAATCGGTACTGTTTTCACGGCACCTTTATGCGCACTCAGCAATCCCGCCATTAGTTCATCGTTTTGCCATTTACGCGTTGCGCGTTTCGGTACAAGCGTCCAATCCTGCAACTCACGCCCTGCTTGCAGCGCGTTTGTTACGCGCTCTTTGATGGCATCAATCGTGTGCAACGCATCGTCAGCTACGTTCATCATGGCGTTCAATTCATCTTCCGTGGCTTCATCGATTTGCTTTGGCGTAACGCCAGCAAACGATTCAACACGCGCTATTTTTGCCGGGCACTTTGACCTGGCCGGACACCAGCGGCAATGCTCACCTTCATGTGTTGGCGGAAATGGCGCCAGCGTGTCACGCAATGCCGGTTCAAACACATTGGCGGACCAATCGATAAGTTCGGCTTTAGTCATGAACGCCAAACTGATCTGCGGTTCCTGTGTTGGCTGAATGATCGCAAGCGTAATGTTCTTCACGCTTGCTGGTGCCTTTTGCAGTGCGCCTAACGCGTAAATCTTAAGTTGCGGACCTTCAACATCCACCTTAATCCGACCAGTTTTAAGGTCTCCAACAACCAAGTCAACATCGTTAAAGCAAATAAGATCGGCAGTCCCATACACATCAGCGCCAGCGTAATTAGGAATGCGAAGACGCTCTTCGATGAGGCAAGAACTTTCCATGCGCTTTTCCAGTTCGCCCGCAAAGTCCGTATAGACCTCGGCCCAAGACGCCATCTCCTCGCTAATCTCAACACCTTCAAATTCCTTTCCAACAAATGTATTCGGCGCTGAACCTGTCAGCATCACCGTTTCCGCCAATGCGTGTACCGCTGTTCCTATCTTTGCAGCGTCTCCTGCTTCGCGTGGCGGCACACCTCGTGAGAGTTTGATTGATGCCGGGCACGCTATCCATCGCTCGGCGGCTGATGGTGACCACTCTGAGTGTGCGTTCATTTCTTCTTCCTTTTCTGTTTGAGTTTTAATTTTTTGCGTGCTAGCTTGCGCTCTTCGTGATGCAAGATGCGATGGCAGTTTGAGCACACGGCGATGCACTTCTTAATTTCTTCAAACGCTTTAGCAATGGCGCCATCTTTAACAAGTTGATTGACGCTGTACTTTGGCGGCGAACGATCAACATGGTGGAAATCGATAACGGCTTCGTGTTGAATGCCACATCGTTCGCATGAAAGCGTGGACTTAAACACTTGCCACTTTTTGCGCAACAAGCGTCTTGATGCGAGCACTGCCTTGATTGTTTTTTCGCGGTTGTTTTCGTAATGACGCTTGGCGTAAATCTTTTGCTTGGTTGCTTTAACCTTCGGGTCTTTGTACGGCAAGCGTCTTCCTCCAGTACAACGTATTGGGCAGCCCCCAAGGGTCTTCCGGCTCGAACATTCTGAACCCTGTGGCGATCAACGCATTGGCTGATGCCACATTGTCTGTTGTATCGGTAATGGCCTGCGTCAAGCCTAAGTCCTTGGCGAACTTCAAACGCTCTCGAATCAATTTCTTTTGCAGCCCCCGGCCACGAAACGCTTCCAGCGTACCTGCCCTGGCTAGATACACCGCTTGCGGCGTTTTGCTGGACTGCAGCATGGCGGCAAATCCAGCCAACCGTCCATCGCAATACGCAATCCACCACCAACCGTTTTTTGGGCTTAGTACTGTGTCTAGCGGCAAGCACTCTTTCTGAAGAAAGCGTATGGCTTGCTCGGTGGTTTGTGACATTTCTGTCGCCCGCTTGATCCGAAACATTCAGCATCCTCGTGAACCTCATGATTATGCTATAAGTTTTGTGTCGAATCAACGAAACGCTCAAGCACCCAAGTGCGCATCCAAAGCGGGCGCATGGTTTGTTTGGCGTGTCGCTCATCAAGCCATGTGCTTGTGCGCGTAATGCCTCCAGGTGCAACCCAGTGATAGGGTTTGATGTAGTGCGGCACATAGGGTATGCCCTCAAGCATGTACACAGGCATCGGATGCAATTCGGCTTTTTTGTCAGTGTTGTTGATGTTCATTTGCCTTGCCATTTATCTAAGTAACGTTGCGCTGATTCTTTCCACGCCGGACCCATCAAGCCTTGGCTGTGATGGATGGCGGAAATGGATGACACATAAATTGATAAGCCTTTCTCTGTAAATTGGCGGCATATGTCCATGTCGTAGTGATGAAAAATAAATTGCTCATCAAACCTTATATCGTTGTCATGAAACGTCTTCGAGTAAGCCGCCATAAACAAACCATCAATCAATTCCACTTCACGGTTTGGCGAGGCAAACACATCCCAACTCGTTAAATACTCGCCGTTGCCACGCGCTACGCAACCGGCCCATGATTGGCGATCTGACAACGTACCTTCAGTGTCCGTAATGGCCCATGATGTTTGACTTGGCGAGGGCTGACAGTTGCCCGCTAAACCAACCAAGTGATGGTCATCGAGTGACGCGCCTAAGCGCATGTACCAATACCAATCAACAATCTCAACATCGTCATGCACAAATACAAGCAACGCCGGATCGTTCTTGGCGGCTTCAATGGCTTCGTTATAACGCTGGCAAAGTCCAGCGGTATTGTTTGTGAACAACTGCGCTTCGATAAACGAAAGATGCGAAAAGCGCTGAATAGTTACGCCTAACGGCGTTCCTGCGAAGTCCTTCCTATTGTGGCGAGTACACGCCACGATTCTTATCGGAATCATTCGAGCCCCCATTTTTCAACGTAATTTGGCCTGTTCTCTTTAAGCCATGGCATTGATTGTTCAAGATTTGATTGCATGTCAACACCAATCGTCATCGAACCAACATGGTGTATGTAGCTTCGGCTAATCCAATGCTTAAAGCCAATCTCTGCAAGATCGGCGCACATCACATCATCGCTAAACCAATTTAGTGGTGGAAATTGAACTTGCTCAAACGCGCCACGCGGCAACCATGCAAACAAAGGCGATACAACGGCAACTTTCCTGACCGCGCCTTCGCTCTTCCATCGCATACCAACAAACTGATCACGATCGCCTATCGGAACGCGAATGTTTTGGTTTGGCCTTACATAGTCGGAACGCGCTGCAACAAGACCCAATTTGTGACCGCAAAGTTTTCCAAGTGCCTGAACATCTTCCATCAGCAATCGATACGAATAAGGCGTAAGCACAATGTCATCATTGGCGATGATCACGCCTTCGTCATCCTTGGACATAAAGCGCTCAATCGCTCGGTTGTAGTCATCACCAAACGTTGGGCCTTTACCGTTCTCGATACAAAGGTCAATGTCTGGTGCATAGGCGTCAACGCTTGCTGCTAAAACGTGTAACGATCCCTTATCAGGCTTGATCGTTGACACGATCATTTTTATGCCCATTCGCCAATCCTTTTTAGGCACTCAAGTGCGCGACGTCGAACAACTGAATCGTTAAAACGTCCATAACTTTCTAAACCTTTGAGCGTTTCAACACAGTCGGCTAAATTCTCAAGAGCGACGTTTAGTCGCTTTTCGAGTTCGCTTACTTCAGCGCTGGCTTTTGGTGTTCTACCTTTTTTTGATGCTATCGCCTCGAATCCAAACGTTTCGTCTGCCTGTTCTGAGCGGACATTCTCTTCCCTGGTTACAGTTCCCGTTGCAACAATCGTCACTTTTTGTTCCATTGCGATCCCTTTCAGGTTGGCGAGACAATGCCCGCCATAAAGCGTTAAGTGAAAAGTTTTTGACAAAAGGCATCTTCATCGCTGCAACAGGTAACGCGCAATCTGTCCAAGCATTAAGACACCGCCAAAGTAAAGCGAACCAAGCAAAAGCAACTTGGCTTGCCTGTCACGGATCGCATAAGCCGGTACGCGCTTAAACGTAAAGACAGACTGAATCCACAATTGATCATCCGCCAAATAGTTTGGCTTTGGCGGCTCATAGGCTGATCCAATCTTTGGCCGATCTACGACAACCACGGTTTCACCATTGACTTGCACTAGCATCACATGATCCTTTGCAAAACGGTCATGGCTTGACCACGCACCTGGTCCGTCACTTGACCGCCAAGGCGTTCAACGTCGGTTAACTCGCCAATGAATTGCCTAGCGGTGCGTAACTTGCGATCTGAATCGGCTGCGATTTGGCGGGTATACGCCAGCAACTCCTTCAGGTTCTCCACTTCCTGTGTACCCATCGTTTTAACTCCTATTGCATCGAACCATATAAAGCAATCAGCGCAGCGTCAGCGCGTCCATTGTCCTTGACACGGCTAAACGCTGAACTCATTTCTGGAAACATTTGCATCGCTAAAGCGCGTGCGCCTTCCTTGCCACCTGTTAGGCGCACAGCGCGTTGCCATGTCAGTGGCGGTACAAAGTGATAGCGAATCTTGAGACTCGCCAACACGCCCTCCACGTTACCAAGCGAGCGTCCAAAGTTGAACATGCTTGTTACGCCCTGACCTGGCATAGCGGACACCTGCTCAATAAAGCATTCGCACTCATGGTCAATCAAGAATGCCGCCAACTCCGTATGGAGTTCGTGCGGCGCAACAAAGCGTTTCACTGACTTGCCAACTTTACGTTCAACCGTTGGCATGTCAAAGACGCTTACAAGTTTCTGACCTTGAACGGCTGCAATCGCGCCGCTCAAACCTGGATCAATTCCGAGAATGATTTTCATGGTTTGCAATCATGCACCATGTTTACGAAATGATTTGCTCATTTCTGACAAACGGCCAAAAAAAAGCCGCCAACGGTAGGCGGCTAAGATCTCAGGGGGAGAATGACAACAGAAAAAGGAGACAGCGGATAGATTTTACGCTATTGCAGCAATCCTGCAAGACGTTTCTCTTCGTCAGTCATGGTGTCGGCTGTACCCATCACATCAAGCCTAAATGGTTGCTCTGGCGCGGCGGCTTGCCCGGCCAGCGGGCCATGGCCTCTTGTTGCGTGGCTAATCGCCGCATCAAAGCGTCAAGACTTTGTGATGTTAGTGGCGTTAGCAACTCGCGCCCAAGTATTTCCGCCACATCGCCAACGTTTCCTGCGCCGCGTTGCATAGCCTGCCCAAGCAACTGTGACGCAATGGGTTGTAAATTACCTTGGATAATGGCTGATCCAACAGCCGCACCCGTTGGGCCTGCCTGTTCGGCCATTTCCGCGGCCAGAGGCGCTGTGCGCGATCCGGCCAGAATTCTGTTGCGCACTTCAGTGAATCGCGCTTCTTCGCCAAGTTGATTGCGGAACGTGTCAAATGATTGATTATCAGGAAACGCTGCGCGCAAGCGGCCAAGCGTTTGCGTGTTATCGAACAAACGTGTTACGTCTCGAGCTGTCCCAAACTCTCTAGTAATGCGATCGGCTTGTATCTTGGCGGCATCAACAACACCAGCGCGGAACATATTGCGTTCCATGTCGGTAAGTTTGTTGAAGTCTGCCGCCACTTCACGCCAATCGTTCTCAGGCATTGTGAATACTTTTCTGCCTTGATCGATGGCGTCTTTAAGCGCAGCATCACCGGCAAACGCAGCTCGAGCGTCCTTGTACTTTGGCACTAAAGTGTCTAAGCGCTCAAGAAAATCGTTTTTGGCATTACGAATAATCCTAGCCTCTGTGGAGGCAAATCCTTCTTTCGTTTGCTTGGCATTGATTACGTCATCAAGACCGCGCTTAACCCAATCAAGAATCTTTACGTTTGGTAAATCTTCCAATTCGCCATAAACGGGCAAACCATCTTCATCGTAAATTGGACGCCCGTTACCATCAGTCTTAAAGCGATAAATTTGCGGCAGTGACTCACCTTCATTGGAGGCCATGCTAACCGCTCGAGCGTAAGCCTTTTTAAAGGCCGGACGATCTAAATAAGAAAGCAATTCTTTATCGTTCAACACGCCAACTGGCGTATCGTAGGCTTCGGCATAAAGCGGAGCTGCTTTGCGTTTTTGCTGTTCAGTCAAATCACGCAATAGCATATTGGTGTTTTGCAAACGCTCTTGCGCGGCAGCCGCCAAGTCTGCAATGACGCGATCAGATTGCGTACGAACACGTTCTTGCAAGAACTCGCCCCGCGGTCCTTTGGCGGCACCAGGCGTATTAACAGCACCAGCGGCACGCGACAATAGTGATTCGCCGCCAATGTCAGCAAGTGTTGTTTGTTTTCCTGGCGTTGCCTGCATCAATCTGCGCTGCAACTCGGCTGGCGTAAGTTGGTCGCGCTCCATGCCTTGAATGATGAGTTGCGCTGCCTTTTGTTGCGCAGCAGCACCGCTTCGTCCTAATATGTCACGCGCCTTGTTAACGCCATAGCCTGCAAGTCCCATGGCTGGCGGTATGGCGGCACCAATTCCAGCACCAAGACCAGCGCCTATGGCCGCACCTTGCAACGTATTTACAGCACCGCCTTCAGCCTGCCCTGCGCCGCCCAATGCGCCACCGGCAGCACCCATCAGCGCACCGCGGCCAACTTGTGCACCAATGTTTGTGCCTTGTAACGCGGTTGGCAGCGCGCTTGTAACGGCCTGTGCGCCTCGGGTTACTGCCCCGGCAAGTTGGGGAGCGCGCGCGGCAACGGCTGGCACAGCAGCGCCCATCGTTACAGCGGCAGGCAATAAAGCGCCAGCAAGTTCACTACTTGCCGCGGCTACCGGACTGCGCTTTTGGTATTCCTTGATGCCTTCGCGTACTGCTTCAACGTTGTCCTGGTATGAGCCTTTTGTAAACGCCGCTTTAACCGCAGCTTCAATCTCATCGGAAAAGCCAAACGTTAAGCCTTGCATGAAGGTGCGAAATGCGCCTGCCTCAACCTCGCCAACACCTCGACGTTGCCTCGCCATAGCGCCAAGATAACGCGATGGCGTGTAACCTTCTAAACGCAAGTAAGCCTCCATATCCGACTGCGGAGCGCCTTGCTCAAACATCTTGCGCATGTTGGCGGAAACCCGCTCAAGGTTCGTCATTGCTTATCTCCTTGGCGTAAGACCGTATTGATTCATGATACTTGGTGCGCCTGGTATGGCAACGGTGCCAGATAGTGATGGATAGTTCATGCCTTGCGCCGTGTACTGCTTCTTGCGTTCTTCTTCAATATTTCTGATTTCTTTTTCTAATCCATTGAGCTTAACTTTGATGGCCTTATCATCGTCTGTTGGAAGCGGAATAAATGGCGCAAGACGCGGGACCTCGGCAACGGGAACCGTTGCACCTGAAATATCTTTGATTAACATGCTGCCAATTCGAGCAACGGCAGCTCGAGTTTGAATGTTTGCTTCGCTAGCAAACGGATCTCTAATTCCAGCAGGAACCCTTCCAGTTGCCGGTCCAACAGCTCCAGGGTTTGCTTCAACAAGTTTATAGGCTTCTTGAATAGAATTTAGATTGGCTTGATTCTTAACAAACTCTTCCGTTACCGCGGTAGGAATGGTTTGGCCTTTACCTTTTAGCGCTTCTCCAGTAGGTCCGGAAACAACTGCTGATGGTGCTCCTGTTCTTGAAACAAAGAACATATTTCCAGAAGCATCCGTAACAAGTTCTCGGTCGCTTTGAGCCAATCGTTGCTGACCCTGTTGAAGCTCTTGCGCACGAAGTCCAAGACCTTGCGCCTCCATAGCCAGCCGTCTGTTAGTCGATTGTTGCTGATACGCAAATTGACGCTCATTCAAATCTTGTGCGCTTAAAGCTCTTAAGTTTGTAGCTACTTCAGCGGGCGACATTTCTACATCGTAAGTGCCAACGGTCTTACCAGTATTTTTGTCACGAATTAGAATTCTGTTTCCTGTTTTGATTTGCTCTTCGTTAGGCTGTGGCGCTACATCAAGCACTTTAATACCGCCGCGCTTGCCAACCACATAGCTAACAGGTCTTCCGCCAATCATGCCCGTGTTGGTTCCTGTGCCGTACTCTTCAGGTTTAACATTTTCACCAATGTACTTGACCGCTTCTGCATAGGGCATTTGTGACGCAATCAATCGTTGCTCTGGCGTAAGGCTTGCAAAAGGTCTTGCAGCCTCAACGGCTTTTTCTTGCGCTCGAGCCGCGGTAACTGTTGGCCCCATACCTTCAGCGCCCATAGCGGCAGTGCCAGCCTGAAACCGTTGCGCCTCCGTCGGTTGCGCTGCTAACGCTTGGCGTAATGCTTGTTCACGAAGTTGTTGCTGCTGCATTTGAGCCAATTGCATCTGAAACAACTGCCTTTGCAACCCCTGCTGCTGCACACCTTGCAAGCCTTCGGCTAGCGTTCCGCCACGCGCAACGGTTGAACCTAGTTGCGCAATCGTGAGTAATCGCTGCCTACGGCGCTCTTCCTCATCCATTGGCATGGCGGGTAAGCCTGGATACTGCTGCAAGCGATCAAGTCCTGCGCCAAAACGGTCAAGTATGTTTGGAGCATAACCTTGTGATGCGGCTTCAGGCGAATTGGGCAATTGTTGCCCACTGTAGTTTCCGCTACCCGTGAAAAAGTCTAGTAAAGACGCCATGCTTATCCCCTTGTCCTGCGGTCAAGTTCCTTTACAGCTTCAACCAGTAGCCCAGTCACTTTCGGGTAATTCACCGCCATCATGCCGTTATCACCTTGCGCTACAGCATCGGGCATGACACGGCGAACGTCTTGCGCCATTACGCCGCCCGTTCGTTGATCATCGCCCTTGTAGTTGTAGTCATAACCGGCAAGTTTCCCAATTTGGGAGAGCGGCGAATCCATGCGATCAATGTTTTCCTTCATGCGCTTGTCTGACCCAAACAAGTAAGCCAATGACGCCAATGTGCTAACGCCCTGGCCGATCTGCTGACCTGGTGACATGCGCTGCGATGTGACTTGCTCGTTTTGCGCAGGAAACTGCCCAAGGCCAGCCTGAAGGATGCCAAGTTGTTGCAACGGGTAAGCTTGTTGGCGTAAAAAGTCTTGGTACGCCAAATCAAGTTGCTGTTGTTGCAAGCCTTGCTCAATCCCGCCAACTTGCATAAGTTGTTGCGCTTGCGCTTGGCGTAACGCATCTTCAGCACCGCCAGCACTAAGCAGTTGCTGCGCTTGTTGACTACGAATCGCTTGTTGTTGTGCGCCCAATCCTGCCAGTTGCGCAGCCTGCGCCTGGCGAGCCGCAACATCTTGCGCGGCAAGTTGTGCGGCTTGCGTAAACCCTTGACTTGCTAATTGTCCTGCGGTTTGGCCTGCGGCCATAAGTGCTGCTTGATTTGTTAAGCCTTCAACAATGCCCTGGCGCGATCCGCCAAAGGCACGGGCGCGAGTGGCGGCGGCTAAGTTTCCAAGTTGTTGTTGCTGGCGTTGCATCTCAATGTTTTGCAGCGCCGTATTGATCACTTGCGTCTGAAATGGATTCACAAACTGACCAATGTTTTGCGCAATGCCTGATGGCTGCATCGCCAACGACGTTGCGTAATCAACCGTTGCGGTTCCAGGACCAACTTGCCCGGCTTGCGCTAACTGCTGTAAGCCAAGTGTTGTGGCGGAAGTTGGTTCAACTTGCGCAAGACGCTGCAAACCGGTGAGCGTAGCTTGAGTCGGTGCCGCTATACGTGCGCCTTGGTATGGCGTGTAAGGCTGATCGGCAATTTGCTGCGCTCTGCCGTATACATCAAGCGCTGCCGTCTTAAACTCTGGATCAAGTTCAACGCGAGTTGTTGATCCGCCGCCGCTTTTGCTCATAGTGATAACTCCTTGGACATAACCGTCCAACATTCCTTGTAATCTTCATCCGCCAAAAACGAACGAATCCAACCTCGTCTTCCGGATAGTGTGATCATGTTGCATTGGATATGACGCGCCCACGATTCAATGATCGGGCGCATCGCTGAAAGTTCTTCCAGTTTGCCGCCTGCCAAAAAGTAATGAAGGCACTTCTTTTGCGGGTAAACGTGGACTTCAGTAATGACTGCTGATTGCTGACCGGGCCAAAATTGCATCGCCTTGTCAATAACCGCTTTGCGTATGTCTTCAATGGTATGCGTTCCATGACTAAAGCGCAACGCCGCTTCGAGGTATGGCGAGCATCGATCCCAATGCGCTAAATCATTCACGCTGCGCCAAATCCGAGTAATGTTTGACCCGCCACGGAAGGAAACCCGCCAGCCAATAATCCTTGGCTAAACGCGCCTGGCGCAGTGCCTAGCATTGCCATAGGCTGCGCTCGTTGAGCGGACGCCACACGCGCAAGCTCTAGCAGGTCTTCATTCTTTTGCTGACCAACGCCTGTGTTGATAACGCTCAACGCTTGATCGTAATTCAATCCGCTATTGAGCAAATCATTGAAGTAAGACGCTTTGCCTTCAGCGTCACGCTTTTGCAGTTCAGGCGCCATCTGTACAGTCTGACCGAGTTGGCGGAGAAAGTTGAATTGCTGTGGCGTTTGGAATCCAATTGATGAACCAACGATATTTTGAATCTGCTGATCACTGTAACCTTGACCGCGCAATTGGTTGTAAAAAGCCGCCTTGTCTAACGCCGTTTTGGTGGACACATCGCGCACTTGATTCATCAACGCTTGGTTTGCCGCCAACAATCCAGCCGTTGGCGACTCATTGGCAAGCAATCCACGATTGACCATACCGGTCACAATGTTTGCAGTTGGCGCTGCCGCCTGCATGGCGGCAAGATTTGCCGCTTGCGTTTGCCGTACTTCGGATGCCGTTGGAATATCGCTAAAAAGCCCTTGCTCCTGGCCGTATCCATAGTTAAGCAAACCCGTTGGTGCTAACCCTGCGCGTGCTTCGTAGTCGCCAAGCGGCGCAATGTTGTACTCCATTTCGCCTGATTCAAGGCGTGTGCCGCCAGTGCGCTCGGTCGTGCTGCGTCCCGTTCTTGGGATAGGAATGCCAAGTTGCTCAAATGACGTGGCCTCAACTGGCGTTGGGTCGAGCCTTGCGATTTCCCCACGAATCTGCGCTGGCGAGTAACCTTGCTTGAGCAAAGTTTGCACATACCCTTGTTTCGTTGCAAGCGATGCGTCACGATTCCAATCAAGGCCAAAAATCTTCAATGTGCGCGACTCTGTTGGCTTTGCCGTTGTTGTCGTTGTAGTTGTTGCACCACTTGTTGCCCCGCCAGTGGTTGCTCCTCCAGCATTTGTTTCTGGAAGCGCTAACCCAAGTAAATTGAAATTTGATTCGGTGAGCGCCGCTTTGTTTGGTTCAAGTCTTGAAATCTCAGCGCGAATGTCGGCAATGTCATATCCTGAATCGATCATATCCTGGACAAGATTTTGCTTTGCACCAAGTGATGCGGTCGTGTCCCACTTAAAAGTTGCAAATGGATATAGGATTGCCATCTCAGATTCCTTACATGGTAGTGGCGCTTAAGACGCCAGCGTTTGACACCGCCAGTGAGTAACGCGTGCCATTAGGCGAACGAATAATGATCAATTCATCCTGACCCATTTCGATATTGGCGTTCTTCTTGCGGTTTAATGCGTCAGCCAATTCCAAAGCACGCCGAAACGATTGCTCCTCGATTTGGTTGTATTCAACACCAGGGCGCGGTAGTTTCATCGCTTGCTACCTTGCCTGGCGTTGAATCGCATGATGCCAACTCGCCAATCGGTATTGTTGTTGCCATTGACGCGGACCTTCATTTGCCTGCCCTGTAAGCGCACTGACGTTGGGTTGGATAACGAATACGGACCATGCGTTGTTTCTGTAGCGGTAGGATACAAGCGCGTTTTGAACGTTGCCGTAACGTCGCCAAGTGTTAAATCATCCGGTATGAGTTGATCCGCCACAAGCAAATTGTCGCCCATGCCAATTTGATATGGCCCCGATTCAGCGTATGGTGCGCTGCCATCATAGTTCCATCCGGCCTCATGCTCATAAACATAACCATCAACGGAACACATCAATGGCGATGTAAATACGCCTTGACCTGTACCGACAGTTCGTGCAAGCGCTCCAATTGTCCAGTGATTTTCTCTGTAATTCCACACCACATAACTGTCAATTTCGTTTGATTCGGATGACGGGTAAAACCAAATAATTTCGGCAAATTTTGAGTTGTGAATTGCGTTGACTTTGCTGATTTGCCCGCGATTAATGTTGCTAAATACATAGTCAGAAACATCAGAGGAAAGCGGCTTGACGTAACCGTCATAAACCCAAAACCCGGATGATCCCATCCATACGGCAAACGTGTCGGCAGCAGCAACGCTTAACACGCCCACCGCGCCACACCCTGTTCCAACCTTCTCAAACCCGTAAACGTATGGCGGACCCTGGTACTGCGCCAAGTGGGCATCCACATCCGTCAAGATCAATACGCCACCGCGAACGCGCCTAGCGCAAATAATTGATCCTGGCGTTGAAAGGATAAAGTCACCGGCCTGGTTCGTTGCTGCTGGCGTCCATACGGTGTTGTCTTCCTGGTCGGACCATTGCACTTTGCGCGGATCGCCGCCAGCGCCAAGCGCAAACAGAAAACGCTCTTCAGAGACAATCAATCCTTTGCAACTCGTTGGCGCATTGGTAATGGCAACGGCTTTGGTTGGCGTGGCAAAGTCTAACTGCCACTCGTAAAGCTTGCCATCATAATCCGAGCACGCCACAAGATACTGGCCCCAATTGTCCATCGACCAGGTGGTGGCAGGAAGCACGCCGTTATTGCTTGCCGGAATGCGTGCAACGCCATAAGCCTGTTCGCCATAATCACCATTTCCGTAACCTGTCGACCCTAAAGCGTCAGTGCGCCCTGCACTGAAACTTGTTGGCGTAATGTCAGCCTGATCGCTATCGCCCTGGTAAGCGTAAAGTTTTGAAGCCGTTCCAACTGCGAGCCAAATATTTGCTGAGTTGTCGCGCCAGGCGTACATACCACGCGGAACGCCTGAAGCCTGAGCGGTTGTCCATTTACGCCATCCGCCCATGGGGCGCAATGTGCCTTCAAACCAGCGCACAAGATTGGCGTCATACCATCGCCCTTGCGATTGGTACTCTGTACCGTTTCGGTAAATGCCTGGCGGCAATTTGATGGGAACAAGTGGCATATCAGTTGCTCATGTAGAGGGCCATCTCATCTCGGCGGCGTTTGACCAGGCCCGGCAACTCTTTCCCGCCCGCTTTTGTCCACATTCTAAAGGCAACTGCCGCGCCCGTATAGTCGCCGCGATTATGGCGCATTCTCAAC